GACTACGTAAGATCAACATTAGTAGGTAGTGACACAACGTCTTACAATCCTGTACTAAGAGTATCTTAGAATGCCAGATACATCAACATTACAACCAACAGCATTTAACTGTGAGGGTGGGCTAGTTTTAAACAGGTCCACCTTTCTTATGCAACCAGGTGAAGCATTAGTTCTAGAAAACTTTGAGCCTGACGTTGAGGGGGGTTACAGAAGAATAAATGGTTTTCGTAAGTATGTTAATCAGATAGTTCCTCAAACTGCTAACTCTACTGAAAAAGTTTTGCTGTCAGTTAGATTTGCAGACAGAGTGGTTGCAGCTAGAGGCGAAAGAATATATAGTACAGGTTCTACAGAACTATCACAAAAAATAATATCTACAACTGCAATGTCAGGATCTGGTACACTAAACGTAGATAGCACTTCAGGATTTAGTTCTAGTGGTACACTACTTATAAACAGTGAAGAGTTTACTTATACAGGTATAACTAGCACAACTTTTACAGGTGTTACTAGATCTACATCAAGCACAACTGCAGCTAATCATGCAGTAGATGGTGCAGTGTCAGAGAACTGGACACAGAGAGATACAGATAGAACTAGCGCAGATAAGTATGACTTTGAAAGATTTAACTTTGACGGAACTGAAAAACTAATCTGTGTGGATGGTGCTAATGCACCTGTTGTATTTAACTCATCTATGACAGCCACAGATGTAAGCGAAAGCAGTGTAGCAGGATCAAAGTTTGTAGCAGCCTTTAGAAATCACATGTTCTATGCAGGTAAGTCTTCAACATCATCAACATTAGTATTCAGCGAACCGTTTGATGAGGACGGTTTTGTTGTAAACGATGGAGCAGGGAGTATCAACGTAGACGATACTATAGTAGGACTAAAGGTTTTTCGTGATAACTTATTTATATTCTGCGAGAATAGAATATTTAAATTGACAGGTTCTGCTTTAGCTAACTTTGCTGTAGAGCCTGTAACCAGAAACATTGGTTGCGTAAATGGTAATACTATTCAAGAGTTTGCAGGTGACTTAATCTTTCTTGGACCTGATGGTTTACGTACTGTTGCTGGTACTGCTAGGATTGGTGACGTTGAACTTGGTACAATATCTAAGAATGTGCAGTCTTTATTTGATGAGAACATACGTGACTCTAGTCTTTTTGAAAGCGTTGTCATACCAGACAAAACACAGTATAGAATATTTTTTACTAAAGATACTGTGGCAGCAAAAAGAACTAAAGGTGTCATATGTGTTATGAAGGGTGATGGCTTTGAGTTCGCTGAGTCGCTAGGTATTAAACCTTCATGTTCAGATACCCATGTAGAAGCAGGGGATGTACTAGTGCTTCATGGAGGTTTTGATGGATTTGTGCAACGGCAAGAAAAAGGTAATACTTTTGATGGCAGTGCTATACTAGGTAGATACAGAAGCCCTGACTTAAACTTTGGGGATGTAGGCATAAGAAAGTCAATGCACAGAGTTATTCTTAACTACAAGCCAGAAGCTAACATAAGTGCAGATTTATTTTTACGATATGACAACGAGGCAGTGGGAGCATCAAGACCTGCTGCATACAGTTTAACCACAGCCACACTAGGGGCGCAATACGGTACTTCTACTTATAGTACTGCCTCTTCAACAACACAGTTTGTTTATGGCGGTGGTTCGCAGCCTCTAGTGAGACAACCAGTAGAAGGTTCAGGTTTTACTGTTGCATTAAAGATAGATGATAATGGTGCATCCCCACCATATTCACTAAAAGGATTTCAATTAGAATATCAAGTAGGAGCTAGACGCTAATGGGTGCTACATACACAAGACAGTCCACGTACACAGAAGGTGACGTAATACAGGCAGCAGATACGAATGATGAGTTCGATCAGCTTCTTGCCGCCTTTGCTGCTAGTACAGGGCACACACACGATGGTACAACAGGAGAAGGTGGACCAATTAGTACACTAGCAGGGCATGGTATAACCTTTGGTGCTGGTACTAGTGGTACAGATATCACGATTACTTTTGATGGTGAAACTAATGACGGTGTACTAAAATGGATGGAAGACGAAGATTACTTTGAGTTTTCTGATGACATTCTTATTGCATCTACAGAAAAGATACAGTTTCGTGACACAGCTATTTTTATTAACTCTAGTGCTGATGGTCAGCTTGATATTGATGCAGACACAGAGCTAGAGATTACTGCACCTACTGTAGACATTAATGCGTCTACTGCTGTGCTTATTAGTAATGATTTAAAGTTAGACAGTGATGCTGCTGTATTAGGCTTTGGCGCTGACAACGATGTTACACTTACACACGTAGCTGACACAGGGCTATTATTAAACAGTACAATGGCAATTCAATTTAATGATGCATCACAGTTTATTAATGCTCCTAGCGCCACTGTATTAGATATAAACGCTACTGATGAGATAGAACTTAACGCAACACTAATAGATATAAATGGTAATGTAGATGTATCAGGAACACTTACTGTTGCAGGTGCTGTAGATTTTGGTGATGCTGCTTTATCTAATGTGGGTGCAGTGCAACTAGACAGTATTTCAGGTGATGCAGATACTAATACAAGTATTACTTTTAGTGGCTCTGATGTAATTACAATTACCACAGGCGGTGAATCACAAATTACTTTTAACAATGGTTCTATACTGCCTACAACAGATGACGATGTAGACTTAGGTTCTAGTGCGTTACAGTTTAAAGATCTGTACATAGATGGCACAGCTAACATTGATACAGCTAGTATTGATGCGTTAACTGTAACTGGTTCTACTACACTAGCTGCTACTTCTTTCGGTGATGCTGACATTACAAACGTTGGAAGTATTGCTCTTGATACAATTACTAACGATGGAACAGATATTACACTAGACTCATCTGGTGATATTATACTTGACGCAGATGGAGCAGATGTATTTTTAAAAGATGCAGGAACAACTTATGGCTCACTTACAAATAGTTCTGGTAATCTTGTTATTAAATCAGGTACAACAACAGCTTTAACATTTAGTGGTGCTAATGCTACTATAGCAGGTGATCTTACTATTAGTGGTGATGATCTAACTATGGCTACTAATACTGCAGGTGCTTTTCTTATTGCAGATGGTACAAACTTTAATCCTACAGTAATAACTGATTTATCAGAGATTGGTACAGCGGCTGATGGCGATGTATTTTTAGCAATTGATGCATCTGGTGGTGGTCTTAAAAAGATTACTAGGTCTACTATTATTTCAGGTACTGGTGTATCTGGTAACATATCTAACATAGTAGAGGATACTTCACCACAGTTAGGTGGTAACTTAGATACTAACTCTCAAAATATATTAATTGATGACGCACACTTTATTGGTGATGAAAACGGTAATGAACAAATTATATTTCAGACTACAAGCAGTGCAGTAAATCAATTAGATATAACTAATGCTGCATCAGGCAGTGGACCTACTATATCTTCTACTGGTGGGGATACAAATATTAATCTTAACTTAACTCCTAAAGGTACTGGTGTTGTTCTAATTGATGGTCAAGTAGGAATTGAAGCAGGTATTATTGATCTTAAAAATAGTGGTAGTACTGTTTCTAAAATACTATTTTATTGTGAAAGCTCCAATGCTCACGCACAAACACTTATAGGTGCACCCCACTCTGAAAGTGCTTCAAATACTCTTACTTTACCAAGTACTGGTGGTAACTCTCGTTTATTATCAGCCGCTTCAACTGCAACACTGACAAACAAAACACTTACATCTCCTAAGATTAATGAGGATGTAGCAGTTACCTCAACAGCTACAGAGTTAAACCTTCTTGATGGTGTTACAGCTACTACGGCTGAACTTAATATCTTAGATGGAGTAACTTCAACTGCTGCTGAACTTAATGCATTAGATGGCATTACTGCTGTAGTAGGAGAACTCAACGCACTGGACATAGGTTCAACAGCAGTGGGTACAGCAGTAGCATCTAAAGCGGTTATACTAGATTCTAACAAAGACTATACAGGCATACGTAACTTTACTATATCAGGCAACTTATCTGTAGCAGGAACAACTACCACAGTTGATACTGTTACTATGGAAGCAGCTAACGCTATTGTATTCGAGGGTGCAACAGCAGATGCATCCGAAACTACACTTACTATCGTAGACCCTACAGCAGATCGTACTATTAACTTACCTAATCAAAGTGGTACTATACCTGTATTAGCTGCTGCAAGTAACACTGCAGTTACCTCTACACCAGAAGAACTAAACATACTAGATGGTGTAACATCTACTGCAGCAGAACTAAATGCACTAGATGGTATTA